ATCACCGTCGCGGTGCTGCCACTGTCCCCAGTGAAATCCTTGTACGCGCCGCTGATCGTGATGCGCTGGCTGGTGCTGGTGATGGTCGCCATGTCAAGAGTAGGTCAGCGCCTCGAGCGCGGAGATGGTGGAGGGGCGGGTTCCAGCCTGGTTAGGTGCGGTCGAGAGCGTCACGACGAGATCCGCGCGCGTCGCCTGCCAGTCGCCATCCACGCCGTAGACCACGTAGAGATAGGCCGTCCCGTCGAAGTACGCCGATCCCGTTTCCCACTCTGACGCGCCACGGCGTCGGAGTGCTCTCTGGATCGCGTCCTTGTTCGGGTTACTCGGCATCAGTAGATGACTTCGCCTCGAGTGCGGACCACGTAGCCGGTCACTTTGAGCTTGTCGGCGTCAGCCGTCGCCACGTACATCGCCACCGCCTTCGTGTTCGTCCCGCGCAACCGGAATGCATCGCCTTGCAGCGCCCAAAGGGAGTCCTTCTTCGGGATGAGCAGAGTCGTCGTGGCGTCGTCAATCGCGGATGTGCTCGTGTCGTCGGAAGGGTTCAGCACCAGCTTCACCTCGACATCCTGATGCGTCGAGTTGTGCACTTGGACCCACACGCTATCGACGTGGCCGGCGGTCACGTGATGGACTGCCGTCACGTCGGCCGCCGTGGTGTAGTCGGCCGCCACGCTGATCGCTCCTCCGCCAGGCGCCTCGCTCAGATGATCGCGGCGGCTGTCCTGTTCGTTGAGTTGGATCGGCATTAGAAGAGCTCGTTTCGGCTGTGGAGCTCCGTCGGGCCTTGCTCGACGTTGCTTCGCCTCGGGACGATGACGTTCGTGTGGAAGCGCTTGATCCGCACGTTGTAGGTGGCGTCGGGCCTCGTGACCAGCAGGCGCAGTCGGACCATGACCGCGGTGTATATCCCGCAGGCGAAGGGCTGCCAGTCGCTCCACCCCGACGAAGTGCCGTCGACGTTGGTCTGAATCTGGATTCGCAGGGCGCTGTTCGCTGGATCCTGCGCCGCCACTTCGGTGGGCCCTTCGAGACTCCACCGCTGAAGCTCGAGGGATCCCAGGGGGAGTTGCATCTCGCCCAGTGTCCTCGGGTGGACCTGCTCCGCCTCCACCGCTGCCGTGACCAATAGCTGACGAGGAGCCTGCGAGCTCTGATCCAGCAGCGTCGTATTGTCCCAGCGGGTGATGTAGGTCCCGACGAGGCCCGATCCCGTGAACGCGAGCTCGCCCGCGGCGTTCTCGACGAGTGCCCCGCTGACCGCCGGCCCATCAACGTCAGGGACGCCGGGATACCACGACCCCCCAGAGTACGTCTCCCACGTTGCGGTGGATCCCAGCGCGAAGTTGACCCCCTGATAGGCAGCCACGGGGACGACGAAGCCAGGATCGACCGTGGCCTCCGCAGAGTACGTCCCGCTCCGTGCTCGGCTCCGGGCGTGGAGACGGCCGACACTGGCGTCTGAGACAGGCACGAAGAGGTCAGGCGTCACGGTGGCCGTCTGGCCTTCACCCGTCTCCGCCACCCGCTGGCCCAGGATCCAGCCACCCCTGCGGGTCTCGACCGTCAGAACCCTTCGGCGCTGCTCGCCCCCGTTCGCCTCAGCGAAGTCCGCGGAGTACGTCGCCAACAAGTCCTCCACCTCCGCCGTGAGCGCCGTCGGTGCCTCGGGGCGGTAGGACAGCCCAGAGACGCGGTGCACGTAGCGGCTTCCCCCCTGCGGAGGCTGCGCCGGGAAGGACGATGTGACGGGCACCACGCTCGTTTCGATGAGCTGTCCGACCAGAGCCCCAGGGAGCGTCCAGGACGCGGTAGCGCCCAACCCAGTGACGTCTGCGCCGATGGTCCACGCCCCCTGGGCCGAGGTCTCTGTCTGGTAGACTCGCCAGAACACTCGAGACCCGATCTGCGTGGCGGCGGTCGTCAGGTCGTTCTGCCAGAACACCGTCATCACCAACTGGAAAGCGCCAGGCGTGGGCTCCGTGTTCCCATCGGTCGCCGCGGCGATTGCTGGCGCCGTCGGCTGGAGGTTCTGCGCTGGGCGCTGATCCAGTTGATCGACGATCGACCCGCCAGAGTCATCCTCCGTCGCGTCGTCGTCGTAGATCGCCTCGCGGTACTCGACCCACTCAAAGTCAGCGCTCATATCCTTCTTGCGGCTGACTCCGCTCACTTCGATGGTGAGCTGCTCTGCGGCGGACGCGACGATGTACGAGGAGCCGCGGACGGGGACGGTGTTCAGGCTGGCGCTTGTGAAGAGAGCGCTGCCAGGAGGGTAGGTGCCTGGAGGAGTCAGCGTGGTGTCCAAGTTCCCCGAGGCCGTGTTCCCTCGAGAGTCCTGCACGATGACCGTGTAGTTGGTCGACGCGGCAATCGTCGCCGACCGGTCGAGCACAATGCCGCGGCTGGGCACCGGCAGCGCGGCGCGCTCAGCTTGGGTCACGCTGGCGAAGCTGAACCTTGCAGAGCCTGAAGCCACGCCCGCTCGGGGGTAGATCCGCAAGGCCATGCTCGAGGTCCTTTCTCGACCGTCTGGCGCCTTGACGAAGAACGACGCCGCGAGATAGCGGTTGGACCCACCGATGTCTTGGACCTGACCTCGCGTTGGCTGGTCGAAGGAGTCGTCGGCGGCAGACGTCAGAGCTGCGAGGTCAAAGGTCACCCCCGTGGTCGCGCGGTCTGTCACGAGCTCGATCCTGGGCTCAGCGTCGAGGATCTGCTCCGCGCACAAGCTGACGCTCACCCATCCGTCTCGGTTGTCGGTGAACGCAAGGGTCTGCTCCACGTAACCAGCGCCGTCGATCGTGTCGGCCGTGCTCCCCCCAAATGGGTCGCTGCCAGTGTTCGCAGTGACGGTGACGGATGAGGCAGTCCACGCGCCCCCTGTGAAGTCCCGCCGATCTTGTAGTGCGCTGACCTCTGAGGACGCCGACGCGGAAAGGCAGCGCCCAGAGTCACCTCGAGGCAGTACGTCGCTGGACACCCTGAGCAGGTCGCCCACCTGGTACGGCAGCGCATCCATGGCCGCACTGAATCGACCACTGCGGCGCTGTAGCTTGTTCGTGTTCAGGATGAAGTTCCCGTGGCGCTCTGCCTGGCCGACATCGGTCACCCCGAACAGGGTCTCATTCTGCTGCCGAATGAATGACTGGTTCGTGACGTTATCGAGGTCCGAGCTCTGCACTTGCACAGGGACTGTCTCGAACCCCTGCGCCTCGTCAAGGATGCTCAGCGTGAGCGCGTTTGGCCGCGTGCGCTCGCTGCTGTAGTCCACCTCGAAGGACCCATCGAGAATGTTGCTCGCTGTGAGCACCCCGATCGGCTGCCTCGGGCGTGAGAACCGGACGCTGAGGCTGCTGCCAACAGGCACCGGCGTGGCGCGTCCAACCGCGCACACATCGAGCAGTGCGTCCCACGCTGATCCGGTCTTATCGAAGACGCCGTTGAAGGAGAACCTGCGCTGACCGCCCTCCACGGTGGCGCCGTTCAGGTCGGTGGGCGTCAGGACATCCGCGCCAAGTCGCTGGCCGCTGGTCCAGGGATCTGTCTCGGTCATCCGATCCCAGTAGCACTTCACCGTCCACACGCCGTCGAGTAGCTGCGCGTCGATGATCTCGTAACCGGCTCCCGCAGCGCTGTTGATGTCGTTCGAGACGCCTGTCGCTGACTCGTCAGGGAACCCGGCGAAGCGCAGGAATGAGCCTGCCTGCCAACTGTCGGGCAGCACGCTCAGTTCCTCGATGCCGATCTCAAACCAAATCGCTCCGCGGACCTCCCCAGACTCGGGATCCGCGGTCGTGTTGTCGAAGTAGACGTCCGCGTTGCTCACGGTGCCCGGGTTCGTGATCGTCGTACGCGGCCGGCCGTCGAACACGATCTCGTCGCAGTAGTCTGCCCACGCCTTCCACTGCTCGAGGTCCACGTCCTCGAGGTCGTAGAACCGCCCCAGCCCATAGCGCCGATTGGTGACGATGTCGAGCGACACCCAGGCCGGGTTCGACGAGAACGCCATAACCACGGTGGGCAGCGTCGTACTGATGCCGTCCCAGATCGGAACGGGGCGCCCTTGCACGATCGCTGTGGTCGTCGGGATGCCCCCGTTCAGCTGCTCGCTTGAGTCCACCTCGATGCCGAGGATCGGCGTTGTGGGGTAGGTGAAGTTCTGGCTGAGGATGCTGCTGATCGCCTGCACCTCCACAGCGTTGGCGATGCTGGCTCGGTTGCTCCTCTTCGTCGTG